GTCAATGAGGTTGCGGACAATCTTGCCGTATGGGGTGTCAAGAATCTTGGCTTTGCCGTACACATCGTTCTTCTCTAGGCGCAAGTCCTTGATGAGATGGGACACGCGCTCCAAGTTCACGGTTGGGCCCTCGGGGTGACCCAATTCGCCCATTGCGCGGTTGGTCTTCACATATTCCTTCTGATACCGATCCAGTTCCTTCTCCATGACGGCAATGGGATACACGCGACCGTTGCGATTCTTCGCTTCAGCCTGCATGAACACGCCTTCAATGAAGTAGTGCTTCTGACCGTCTTTGGTTTCGGTCAGAATGTTGATGTCCTGAACTGTTTCGGTGATGAGTTTCATCAGTCCTTAGCCTTCTTGTTGTACTGCTTCCAAGCGGTGGCGTACATTACTTCCTTGCCGCGCTTGCCGTACTGCTTGGCGAACGAAGCCTTGGTCTTCTTGGAGCCTGTCATCTTCTCCATGCCCGGAGGCGACACTTCATCAATCTGCTCTGCTTCTTCCTTCATGCTGCCAGCAGGAACGCCCTTTCCAAGTTTAGCCTTGTGACCAGCCTTCTTGATCTCTGCACGGGCAGCGGTGAACTTGTCCTCGCTTGCGCCTGCGGGAACGCCTGTGGTCTTCGCGGCTTCTTCGATTTCTTCTTCCTGAGTTTCTTCGGCTTCTTCGCCCTTTGCCTCAGCAAAAAGATCGGCAGCAATCTTTACCCGCTCCTCGTCCATCAGGACTGAAGCCTTGGCATACAGGGACTTGAAAACGCTTTCCTTAGCGTCCACATAGTTCTTCTCTAGCAGGGCTTTTACGATCTTCTTGTTGGTATCCATGTGTTCTCCTTGTCTGACCTATTTATTTAGATTGGCTGTATTTTCCGCGAAATAGACGGGTTTGAAAAATCATTCCTTGGGGTTGCCAAACTCGTCTTCATCCTCGTCACCCCCGACAATTTCCCCGATTGTGATATTTGAGGGAGGTGTTTCCGCTTCCCCTTCCGGGGCAGTCGCTGTCCCCGGCTGAGGCACACCTTGGTCTGCCACCGGGGTCTGTGTCCCTTCGGGGGCAACAATCTTGCCCTCTGCCATCTCTTCCTTGATGGCATTGTCGATTTCTTCAATATCTTCAGCGGTCTGTTTCAAAATATGACGGCGCACGAAATCGCGGGAGTAATATTTGCCAACAAAATCCTCTGCGTCCCGTGCTGTCTGTAGACGATCCTTGAGTACTTCGCTCTCCTTGAGTTCGGAGAAATGCGAGTCTTTGTTGAATTTAAAGGCAATTTTTGGTTCAATGTCCTTCCACTCGTCTTCACGAATGATTCCCTTCAGAATCAACTGTATGCGGAGCAAGTTCAGGAATACCTCAGAGAATTTCATGCGGAGGCGTTCCACAAACTTGAAGAATTTTACTTCGTCCCGACTGATCTCTGATGCACGACCAATGTTGAAGCCTGTGCTTTCCTCCAACCGAGTAGTGGGAACATTCAGGGATTGAAACAGTTTCTTCTGGAAGTACTTGACATCTTCCATTTCGCCAAGATTCTGTCCACCTTGCAGGGTGCTGACTTCCGTGCCCTTGCCACCTTCTCGGCGTGGCATCCAGAAATCTTCAAGCATGGACATGTGCTTGCGCTGATCGTTTATCTCACCAGTGGTGGGATCGTACATGAGTTTGTTGCGATATCGCTGCATCAGCCCACGCACATACTCTTCTGCCTTCTGCTTGGGAAGATTTCCCACATCCACATAGAATATGCGCCGCTCGGGGGCACGGGCAAGACGATAGATGATCACAGCGTCCTCAATCATACGCAACTGATTGAGTGCCTTGATTGCTTTGTGTAGATAGCCAATGATCTTCTTGCGCCGAGAATCATACAATCCGCTGTGGACAAAGCAAACAGCATCAGGATTGATCTTCAATCCGTCAAGAGTCATGGTTGAAGACGACTGGTCTTGTTCACTGTAGATGTAGAACTCTTCTATGTCCGAAACCAAGTTTATGCCAAGTGGGTTGGCACTGTTTTCTACGCCTTTGCCTCCCGATGGCATGGGCTTCTTCTTTATCTTGCGAACCTTTCTGATCCGTGTGGGATCAATAGGACGCAATTCTAGTATGCCCTTCTTCTTGTTCTTTTCGTCAATAATGATGTGATAGTAGATTCTGCTGTCCACATACCACTTGCGAAACAACTCGTATCCACGGCGAGTAAAGTCAAGCAACTGCATGACTTCGTGGAACTCGTCTTCAATTTTGTCCTTGATTGCCTTGGACTGCTTTACTGCGGACACATCAATTTTCACGGCATCAAGCGTGTCGTTGTACACAATGCTTTCGTTGCAGATGTCAGCGATTGCACTTTCGCACTCCGGGTGAAGTGCCATTTCGCGGTACTTGTAGATTAGTTCAATATCGGATTTTACAGAACCATCAAAATCAACATATGCTCCAAAGTACCCACCCACCTCAATTGGTGTTGCGCCGTCATCGTAGTCAGGAGGTACAAAAGAAACAGGCTTCTTGAGGATGTCCTCCGCAGAAGCCGTGTCCCTTGCGTCCTTTTTGCCGATACTAAAACCAAACAAGTTGATTGCCATGATGAAGATACCCTTTCAGAGTGTATTAGAACCCAATACCGATGTTGATTCCAAGATTCTGTAGGAGGGCATTGAGGTTGATGCCCGAGCCACTGCCAATTGCCGGGATAGCACCACCGGGTGCTGCTTCCCACCAAGAGTAATTGATGGTTACCGGGAATTCTGCAATCTGATCGTTGTTTTCGTAAGACAGGTCGATGGTTCCCACTTCCGAGGGGAAGCAGCCAACAAAACTGTATGTACGAAGTGCTTCGCCGTCACGGTGTAGTTGCGTGACCGACCAAGTGGGCATGAACTCCATGAAGTTGCGTGGGGCAACATTGGAGGTGTGTGAATTGAAGATTGCGCTCCAGTTTTCAAATGCAGAACGGAGTGACAGGTTGGAGTCAGAAATGACCGTCAACTGCCAGTCTTGGAAAGTGCGATCACCGGGCAGTTTGATCCGGCGACCACGATACGGAACCTCAATGGTTCCAAGAGATGACGCAGGAATCTGTGCGGCTTTGCACAAGAACGATACGGCTCGGTTGTTTGCAAAGCCGGGAATCGTGCCATTAACCACGAACAGATTTGTGCGTACACCACCGCCTGCAAAGGCATTCACAAATCCTGAAATGTTGTTGGTTGGATCTACTGGCATTTACTTGCTCCTTTTTTTAGCCTCAATATCTATACGATCAGCCACCGACTTCGCTGAAATTCACGCCTGTCTTTGTGGCAATGAAGTTCAACTGGATGAAGTTGATGCTGCGGGTCGGCTTGACAAAGATATCGGCTACAAACTCGTTGCGGTCGATGACTTCGCCAGTGTTGTTGGTTTCGTCGCACACCACCTTGAAGTCGGTGATGCCACGGCGTTGCTGAACCGTCTTGAGGAACGGAACCACAAGGTTCTTGAACTGTGCGCGAGTGAACGCATCGTTCTGTTCGAACAAGAAGAACTTGGATGCCGTGGCAATTGCCTTCTCAAGAATGATGAACAAGCGACGGACATTGATGCGGTCGAAAGCGGAAGGCTTTGTCTGCATGGTCTTGTCTCCGAACAGGATTACGCCTTCGCCGGGGAACGACACTACAGGGTTCACCTGACGGGTATACAGTTCATCGCGGTGCGCTTCAGAAGACGGGTTGTATGCCAACTTCACCACGCTCTTGACCTGACCACGGTTGAATCCCGCAGGCGAGAACCAAGCCTCGTTGGTGAATTCAGTACGCGCCACCAGTCCTGCAATGTCAGCGTTCAGGGGCATGGGTCGGATTACATTGTTGTAGGTATCAAGTTGATACTTCCAACCACTGTCAAGCACCGCATACGAGGAGTTGACATTGAATGTGCTGTCACGGAAGGTCTTGAGGTTGTTCAAGGCTTCGTAGGGCAGGGCATTCACAACATCCGTGGAAGCGGGTGAGGCAAATGCCATGCAGTCAAGACGCTTCTCGCAAACATTGTTGATTACAAGTTTTGCGAGAGTAGGTGAAGCGTTTCCGAGAGGCAGGAGTGAAACATCCACAAGGTCTGCGTCCGCGAAATAACTCCAACCATCGTTCCACCGTTCACTGTCGGTGGGTGTTGCGTTTGCTCCGTTTCCAAGGGGCAGAGAAACAACATCGTGACCCATCAGACGCGCTCCGCTGATTGCGCTCAACTTTGTCCAGTCTGTCTTGGTGGACAACTGGTTGTCTGTGTTGTTTGCAAGATCGCGTGAAATTGCGTAGATGTAGTTGGACTGTTCACGAATCACATCCTTATAGTAGTTGCCTGAACCGTCACCGTTGCGTGCGTCCTTGGCACGGGAAACTCCCTCAAACTTCTCAAGCAAGGAGTTTGCTGTTCCTGTCCACTTTCCGTCACGATCCATGACGAGAACACTGATCAAGTCACCGGAACCACCCACGCTGTCTGCGTAGTTTGTGGTTGTTGCAACAGTGTTCACGAACCTGCTGTAAAGACTCTTGACTTCGAAAGTGGTTCCCGCGTTCTGAGCCTTCGGAATGGGGTTCTGGAAAACAATCTTCATAAACCCGCCGTTTTCGGAAGTGACTCCCTGATACTCTCCGTTTGAAGCAGTCACATCAACGAAAGAAGAAGTGTTTCCTGCCAAGTTGCGTTGAACGCTTGACACAAGAACACTTGTACCGTCCGCAAACCGGATTTCGTCGCCGTAGGCAAAATTATACTTTTCTGCGTCATCCTTGACACAGAAAGTCATGCCAGCGTCACCGAAGGAAACCGGGCTTGCCAGCGTGACTCCTCCGTATGTGGTGATTCCTGCTCCACTAATCACAACCACCCGTAGGCTGTTTCCAAGCGCACCGGGGAATTTTCCGGTAAAGACAACTCCATTGGTTGCGGCTGTGGAAATACCACTAGGATTGGCATCGTATTCGTTTTCGTTGTTGATGTCCAAACCACCTGTGGAACCAGCAATTGTTGTTGCGGAGTTCGTGGCAGCAGAACCCACCACGCGAACCACTTGCATACTGTTGCCGTACTGCAAGAAGTTGGCAGGAGTGAAGAAATCCACATAGTTGGTGGAATCGGGCTTTCCAAAAATTGAAGCCAATTCGGTTTCGTTGGCAACAGTCACGATCTGCTTGCAAGGACCCCAATAGTAGTAACCAGCGTAGCCTCCGGGAGTGGTGGCAACAGCAGGAACAATTGTGGTCAGGTCGATTTCTTTGATGCTTACGCCGGGGCTAACTCTGAATCCCATTGTGGTGTCTCCTTCGTCTGTGAAGCACGGGGTGTGGTGTCGTTACTTCTACTTGTATGTATTATTTCGATTTTTCCTGACAGATCACCTAACAGGATCGTCCCCCCAATTCCATGCCGTTCCGGTGCTGTCAGTGAAGTTTTGTGGCTCCCCCCCGTCATCTATGAACCCAAAGGGGGTCATTTCTTC